GTGAATGGGGATGATTTATTGATTGCCATTAGACCAGATTTTGAATGGCTCCTTGACAATATGCAAGAGATCTTTGGAGAACTTGGTTTGAATTATGATTTCTCTTCAAGAACACGGAAAAGAGAGGAATTGTGGTTCATGTCACACAGAGGAATGGAAAAGGATGGGTTGCTCATACCAAAGCTTGAACCAGAGCGCATTGTTTCAATTTTAGAATGGGATAGAGCGCTACAGCCAGAGCACAGACTTGAAGCAATTTGCGCATCCATGATAGAAGCTTGGGGTTATGACGACTTATTGCAATGGATTAGGCGATTCTACTTATGGGTGCTAGAACAAGCTCCATACAATGAATTAGCCAGGGCATGCAAGGCACCATACATTGCTGAGACGGCATTGAAGAAATTGTACACAAATCAAACTCCCACAAGTGACGAATTGTACAGGTATCATCAAAATTTTGTGGAGATGGATGACAACGAAGAATTTTGCTTTCAGAGTGGGGAGAAAGGGCCAGAGAATGCAACACTTAATGCTGGAAATCAAGAACAACGAAAAGGAAAGGAGAAACAAAATCCATCAGATTCAAATCAAAGCACAAAGGAACCAGATGTTAATGTTGGATCGGCAGGCACATTTGTTGTACCAAAGGTGAAAGCAATGACAGGAAAGCTCAGATTACCAAAAATTGGTTCAAAACAATTGGTGAATTTGGATCATTTGTTAACATACACACCAACTCAAGTTGATTTATCAAATACACGAGCTACAACAGAACAACTTGAAGCATGGTATAATGGTGTGATGAATGATTACGAAGTTGACGATGCACAGATGCAAATAATTCTAAACGGATTTATGGTATGGTGTATTGAAAATGGCACTTCACCAAATCTCACAGGAGATTGGGTCATGATGGATGGTGAATCTCAAGTGGTGTATCCAATTGCACCAATGCAAGCACACGCGAAGCCAACGCTAAGGCAAATAATGGCACATTTCTCTGATCTCGCAGAGGCATATATTGAAGGACGTAATAGGAAGGAAAAGTACATTCCTAGATACGGAATTCAACGTAATCTACGAGACAGAACACTGGCAAGATACGCTTTCGATTTTTACGAGATCACGTCGAAAACAACAGAGAGAGCGAGGGAGGCAGTACTACAAATGAAGGCTGCGGCATTACGCAATGTTTCAAGCAAGATGTTTGGACTTGATGGTAGTGTTAGCACAAAGGAGGAGGACACGGAAAGACACACGGCTGGCGATGTAAATCGCAATATGCACACGTTACTAGGTGTGAGCATGTAGATCTTGGTTACTAGATTATAAATATCAATAGTACCCGTAGCATCCAATCCCTACAATGGATTCGGATTTATTTAGTGTTTTGAACAGTGAGGGTATACCTTCATGCACTTTATTTCCTTTGCCATTGTTCGTTTTGTGTTTTTAGCAATATGCTCGAAGTGATGTTATACATCGGAGTGGGGTTGCGACCATCTCACCAGGAAGGAGACAAAAAAAAAAAAAAAAA